GGGGGGGGGATTGCCAAAGAGCAAATTCGATGCTGTTTCGAGGGTCTGTGAGCCGGGGTTTGCTGCGGGTTCCGCTGCTGGGGCTGAGGTGGCGACCGGATCAGGCATCGTTTGTACTCCTTCTTTCCAAGCTATTGATTAGCTCTTGTGTTTCGCGTTCAAGCTCTTGAATCCTAGAAATGATGTTCTCTTTTTTCTTCAAAAGGTTCGCTTCAAGCTGCAAGAGCAAAGCAATCTCGTTCTGTTGGCCTTGTATCAAAGCCTGTTCACCGCCGTCAAGGGGGTTTTTTGAACGCCTGATAACATCTAAGCGAAGAAGTTCGGCTTCAAGTCCTGCTCGGGTGATTGCGCCTTCTGGCGTGAATGAACTCTTGTGTTGAGCGGAAACGCGTTGTTTCTCTTCTCTGATGTCGGCAAGTTCATTCTTTTTGTCAGCGAGAATGTCGCGGCTGATTTGAACAGAATCATTGACGAATTGAGGCATTACTTCTTTCCGATTTAGAATGCTTCGGTAGCGGATTCCTGCTCACCGCTCGGAAGGACTGTGGTGCGTTCTTGCATACGTCCTTCCCTGTTGTTCGTGGTCAAAGATCCTTGGCCTGCGCCTGCCTCCCCTGCGGCTCCGGGCGCGGCAAGGGGGTCTGTGGGCATTGGTGGTGGTTCGACGATAAGGCGATCGAGGTCTTGGAAAACCATAGCGGCTTGCGCTGTCTGCTTCCGCAATTCCATCTGGTCTATCATCGGGTCTTGGTTCCAGAGGGGGTAAAGCTGCATGATCTTCTGGAAGTTCTGATCCTTCTCTTGCATGTAGCGTGTCCCGTGGGTCTGCACTGTGTAGGAGTCGGATATCGCCTCTGACTCGATGCTGGTCCAGTTCCATCCACCGTCCTTGCCCGATATTCTTACGTCCTCATCTTCCAGCATGTATTTCGCGCCGAAAGACAAGATCAACTGAAGCTCTTGCGCCAACCCGAATTTCTCCAGAATGAAACTCTCTGTGGTCAATCGTCCTTGGGCCTGCTGCACCATTGTCATGAGTCCGGTTGCGGTTCGGTTGTCGGTGATGCGTCCGGGTGATCCACGCGAATAGTCGGTCAAGCCGTAGTTGTCCTGAAGGAACTGCTTGTATGATGCTTCGTCTTGAAAGCTCTGCGGGGTGATTTCCGGCATACGGTCAACCCAAAGTGCTTCTTTGATATTAGTTCCGACCGGGAACTCGTGAACGGCATAGGGCGTGTCCTGAAAGGACGCCTTTGATTTTGCACTGACAATATCCGAGCGAATCCATTTGGTCGGAAACATAAGTTTTGCAAGGTAGTCTTGACGGAAGTTGAAGTTCATCATCATGGCGCGGATAAGGTCTTCAACCATTTCGATTCCGCTGATGCCGTAAACGCTGTTGCCAAACGGGCAGCACTGATAAACCGAGAGTGGCAACTTGTGGTCAGAAAGAGGTCCGTCGCCTGAATAAATTTTGTATCGGTCTTGGACGATGATAGTCAGGTGGTCACGCTGGAAGTAGAAGACAACGCGCTTTCTTCCCGAGACGCCTTCAATGTCTTCCATGCGCGTTCGCCAATCCGTTTGACTCCCGCCGTAATTGACGCCGCCGATTACATTCCCGATTTCCTTGTAGGATTGCTCATAGTCTTCGTTGCTCGACGGCTTGGCTTTCATTGCCATTGCGGCTTGCTCTTTGTCGAATCCTTTGAACTTTTCCAGCCCCTTGATCTGATCGTTTGTCCACCAGTCTATCCAGTGGAAGTGACTGAGCACGTCTTCACTCATTCGGTCGATGGGGTTGATTTGGCCACCGTTGGCCGCTGGCACGATTTGAAAGAAGTCAACGTGCTTCGAATTGATCTTGGAAACGTACTTGCCCTTTTTTTCAGGGTCAGGCATTCGGGCAATGTAGGGCATTCTGAATGCGGTCCCTGCAACGCATACATCAGGAAGCGTCCGGGCTAAAAACTCTGCTGGCATGTTGAGTTTCGAAGGATGGTGAACCATGTCACGCAACCAGTCTTCAGCCTGCGGTCGAAGAAGTTCAAAGTATGGCGAAGAGGCGTCAAGGCTCGGGGATCCGTATTCCTTGGCGAAGATGTTCCTGTGAAGGAGCCCGATGCGTTCCTGAACGATTGAGAATGCGGTGTTCAGCATGATCTTGCTGAATGTGCCGTTCAGTTCTTCGGGAAGCAGGCCGCGATACAGTTGCATCAGGCGGGATGTGGTTTGCCATTGTGGCTTGCAGGCATCGATGTCGATTTGGAAGACGTTTCGGAACTTCAGAACTTCAGAATCAAGATTCTTTGGCTGAACAGTGTAGTCAGGCTCATTGGCCGGATCGGCCTCTGTTTTCATAATTGATTCTGCTGTTGCCATACTTGGGCTAATACACCGTATGGGTTGAGCTTGTCAATCAGTGTTTGCGAGCATTTTCTGAGGAAATCAGCTTGTAAAGGCTTTCTTGGGGCTGGAGCCCTTGCATTATGTGGTTTCTACTGTTTGCCCCATGTCCGTGTGGATCCTGCCACGGTTGGTCGCCTGTGTGCTTGGTTTCCTTTGGGCGTTCAAGGCCTTGGCCGCGCCTGATTCGTGATATTTGTATGTCAGCAATCAAGTAAATCATCAGGTCGAGAAAGTCAGGAGAATGACCCGTTCGCTTGCGGTGTTTCGGCTTGGGCTCCGTTTTGATCTTCCCTGTTGGCATCATGTAATACTGGCGCTGGCGCATATCTCTCAAGAGTTCCTGACACCAAGGCACTTTCAGCACTGAGTAGGAAAGCAAATCCTTGAGCGTCCAGTGAAGCTCCGTGTATCGATCGGCAAACTGAAAATTGAAGGTGGGCTTATTGTTGGCAAGGAAACGATTCAGGCCGGGGAAGTTGAGCGTCTGTTCCATCCGGTTTGCAACACTCGCGCCGATACCCATTCCGTCGATGCAAAGTTGCCACGGTTCAAGTTTCAGATCCTTGCAGAACTTGACCAAGTATTCAGCCTGCGCTATGTCGTCGAGCCCTTTGTGTTCCTGCAAGTAAAGCACTTCGGTTCCGTTGCGTAGGCCAATTACCATTGGATCACTTTCCCCCGTGCCGGAAACATCTGCGGCCGCTCGGGTATCGCCGTTGAGTGTCGTGTACTCTCCTGCCATCGCCTTACGCATTAGCGTCACTTCTTCTTCATTGAAGATCGGACATTCAACGTCGCCGTCTGTCGCCAATCCGAAAAGCATGGACCGCACAAAGGCGCTGTCTTTTCCGTAACGCTTGATGATGTTGTCACGTTCAAGTTTTTTGCTCGGTGTGAGCAAGTGGGGTGTTTCTTCCCATGTCACGATTCGACGGTAAGAAAAATACTCGCCGGGAAAACTGTGGATGGGATCAAGGTCTTCAAGCTGGGCGTGGGTCTTGGTACGGACCTCTTTTGTTTTTTTGATCCCAAGCTGCTTGCGACGGTCAGCCGTAACACGGTCCAAACTGTCGTAGTCGATTCCTTTCCAGAACCAATTATAGTCGGTGTGCTGCTCTGTGGGGGGCGTGCTGCAAGCAAGGTAAAAGTCTGGGTCAATACGCCTGACTGCTTCCTCTGTGGCGTTTTGAACGTGTTTGGCTTCGTCGATGAAATACGCGCATGGCCTGTAAAATCCTCGGGGGTCCATGTACCCGTGAAATCCTTCTGCCGATCGAGCGTCCTGCTTCACTGAGCATCGAATCGTCGATTCATTCGGAAGAGTAATCAGCATTTGTCCGTCGTGGACTTTCCAACCGTATTGTTCTGCTTGTTGTTTGAGCAATGAGAATAGTTGGCCTCTCAACTGCTCTTCGTTTCCTGATGTGGCATGGCACGCGGCTCCCCTGAATGTAGATGCTATGCCAAAAAGAAAAACAACAGCCAAAACACTCGACTTGCCACTTTCGTTGTTGGTCGAAAGCAATGCCCGTGAGTGCGGCTGTTGTGCTGCATTGAGAGTGTCTACTTGCCAATCGTACAGAGGCAGATTTCCTACCCAAAGATGTGATTGCTTCACAAGTGAGCAATACTTGGGCCACTCAATGTTTGCTAAATCTTCGATAGTTACTCCGTGTGTGCTTTTGCGAAATCAGATTCTTCTATCAGGCTCCGCATTACGTCAGTGCGGTTACACTGGCGCTTCTCGGCTTCCGAATCAAGAATTTCCAACTGCGCTTCCGTCAGGCGAAAGGTCACGTTCTTGCTGCGTCGGTTTGCTGGTTCTTTGATATTTGCCACGTCATTCTCCGTTCTCGGTGAATCAGAACATATCCATTTCTGATGTGTCAGTTTCTTCTTGTTCTTCTTTTTCAATCCGGTCGTCGAAACGTGTGAACTGCTTCAGGAAGTTCAACGGGCATTCGCCAATCGGGCCGTTTCGCTGCTTCGCTACATCCACCACGGCAAGCGTCTTATCTTCGAACAGTTTGTTCCCCGGATAATTGCAAGGTCGGTGCATGAGCCAAATATTATCGGCATCCTGCTCGATGCTTCCAGACTCGCGCAAATCGGCCACTTGCGGCTTTCCGTCTTTCCTCTCTTCAGGCTTTCTCGATAGCTGCGACAATGCCAGCACGGGGATGTTGAGTTCCTTGGCGATCTGTTTCAGTTCTGCCGATATGGCCGACACTTCAAGTTGTCGTCCCTGCTTCGAAACTCTCGCGCACTTGATCAACTGAAGGTAATCGATCACCAACAACTGAATGTCATGCTTCTCTTTCCAGCGTGTAGCCTTGATCCTGATTTGATCAATGTCGAGCCCTCCACGGTCGTCAACGAAGAGGGGTAGCGTTGAAAGCTGCCGCGCTACTTCTGACATCTTCTGAAGTTCCGTCGTCGGCAACATTCCCCTCATGAGTTGCCAGTTATCAACAGACCCTTTCGCGCACTTCATTCGCAAGGCCAACTCTTCGCGTCCCATTTCCAAACTGAAAATTCCTACGGGGCGTCCTGTGTCGACGTTCTTACCTTCAGCCACATACTGAGCTATGTTCATCGCCAAAGATGTTTTGCCTTGGGCGGGGCGTGCCGCAAGAATCGTCAGTTCGCGTTCCTTCAATCCAAGAACGGCAATGTCTATGTTTGCAAGACCCGTCGAGAATCCGGCCAGACGATTTTCCGCGTCCATGATCGCCTCAACGCGTTCCATGCTTTCTTGCACGGTGACAGACCACGGAATTTCTTCGACTGCGTGACGGCCTTCGATCGATGCGAAGTTTGCCGACTGCGATGCTATTATCTCATCCGGGTTAGCGGCATCAGATTCAAAGCACAACCTCTCAGTCTCTCGGGATTGGCGGATTATCTCTCTCAACTGCCATTTGTCAGCGACGATTTTGATGTAGTATTCCGAATGTGCCGCAGTCGGCGTCCTCTCAATCAGGTTTTCAAGAAACTGTATGCCGCCGATGCGATCCAAAGCACCCGCGCTTTTCAGTTCCTCGCCAACTGTGATCACGTCGAGGAATTCCCGCTTCCCGTGCAAACTCTGTATGGCTTTGAACACATACTGGTGAGCAGGGACAAAAAATGCCTCTGGGCTCAGATTGTAGTCCGTCGTGTTGTCGTATGCTCTGGCATCGAGCATGATCGAACCAAGTACACCACGCTCGGCGTCTTCGCTGTAGGGGGGTTGGCGTTGTTCTGTCATTGTCCCGCCTTGGCTTGGAACACGTTCTCAACGGGGGGGCGCTCGGGCGTCTCCAGCTTCCGGCCATGAGACTCTGGGATCCGTACCCACGCCGATCGATCATCTTCCCATCGCTGTTGATTGAACCACGTTGCCGGATGGGGGCAAAACTTCTGTTCGTCCTCTGGCCATTGCTTCACGGCGATGTAGTATGATTGGGTCGCCTCCAGCAACTCGCCAACGTCAGCGCCGTTTTTCAGGGCGGCAAGTATGGACGCGATCGCCTTCCCCTTGCCAACCTTCCGGGGATAGGCTTTGTAGATCAACTCGGCATTGTCCTTTGCTGTGACCTTTGGCTTTTTCTTAGGCTTTTTAGGTTTCTCCCCCTCACACTCCCCCTCTTCAGAAGAAGATACAGATACAGAAGCAGAAGCAGAGGGTAACGATTCTGTAACGTTACCGTTACCGTTACATGACTCTAAACGTAGCTTTTCCCTATGTTTTTGCACTCTTATGCGAGTCTTCTCGCGCTGAATATCGTCATGCGCTCGGTATATTTCATGGTTCAAAACGATCCACCCACCGGACTCAGGAGCGATTCTGCGCCCATCGTTGTCCTCGGTGTAGCTGGAATCATCCGGCGTTTGGAAGATCGTCAAGGCCTCCTGTGCCTTCTCAACATCGACGTTCGCAAGTCGGGCGATCGTGCGAACGTCACCACGCACAAAACCGTTTTCGTCCTTTACTGCCAGTAGTGTTATCCAAACGATCCGAATATCAGAGGGCTCGTTCCAGATGCTCGATTGTATGATTTCAGGCACTAATTTCGTGAATCCGCTCATGTCTATCGATTCCCCCGATTATCGTAGTCCTCATCGTGTAACGTTACATTTGTTACAGGCCGTTTCATGTCATTTGACACCGCATCAACGACATCTTGGGCAAGATAGTGCATTTCCTTTCTGACGGCTTCCGCGCAGATAGGGGGAAGGTCGTGAACCTTCTCAATCTTCGTCAGGCAACGCGCAATATGCCTATTGGCTATTCTCTCAAATACGCTCATTGTTTGGCCTCTTTCTCGCGCTGCTTCTTGATCCCTTGGAGTGTGGCCCGGATCAATCCGGCTTCCCGCTCCGTAAACATCATCCCAACAGCAGACGTGATCTGTCCTCCCGGCTTCGGGGCGATTGGCTGCATGACCATGCACCCGTTGTCATGGCCGCGCTTGCGCCAAGCCTCACTCACTTCTCTTTGCTGCTTCAGCGTCAGCTTGAAAAATAGCTCTCTCATGTTGCTCCCATCTTAACGCACATACGCACATAAGCGGCCAATACCATCAGCAGCAAACCGCTGACACAAACCAGCACCACCCACAACGCCTTTACCTGCTCACAGAGAGAGTCACTCCGCATACACTCTTCGTGGTATAGGTCCATCCACTTACTCATTCCTCGCCGCCTTTCTCGTTGGACTCGTGGACTTCAGCGGCATCAGCCTCCGCGCCCTCTTCTGCTATTGCCCAATCAATCACCGCGCCCAAATGAACCATCAGTGAAGTCGCCTCCATTATTGTTAGCCTTCGGATGCACGACGCGCCGATGCTTATCCCGATGCGCTTTGGGCCATTGCGTTTAACTATTTCAATGTCGCTCATTCTGCGCCGCCTTTCTGTATCAGTTCGGGGTTCTCGTGGATGTTGCCGATAGCGCGAATGTTCTCGCACGAGTAATAGAATGGACTAGTCATGCCGTTGCAGATAGACCACCTGACAGAGTTGTCTCCCATTATCTCAGACAGGTGGAATCCATGCGCGTTATTCTTGCAAAAGAATCCGCCATCACGATACACGATAACCCCCGTATATTCGTGGCGGTCTTTGCCTTGCTCGCCGTAGTCAAACGCAAGCACATCCCCCTCAAATATCTCAACGCCGTTCGCGTCGAGAAGGCCCGTTGATTGCATGAGGACCAAGTCGTCTGTCACATCGGTACAATCGTATTCAAGATGCAGCGACCCGTCGAACCATAGCTCAGGCGTTGCGCTGTCGTTCATGTCTTGCAGCATTTCCTTGCTATGCTTTGACCACGCCCTGAATCTAAACCTGTTTGCTGTGCTCATTCCTCGCCGCCTTTCTTCTGGCTCCACTTCTTTGCGCATTCTCTGATCCAGCTAACGGGGATTCGGGCATCCCGCTCTGCCTCAAGTGTGCTTGTCGCGAGTCCTGCAAGGTTCTTGAGTGTCGTTGCCGACGCTTTCCACTCGTCCCGCTCGGCCTCCAACTCCGCGACCCGTGCCTCAAGCCGCGCAACATCTCCGCGCTTTTTGAATGTTCGCCATGCGGGGTCATTCGCAGCGCAAACACATTGCGTGTTGCCGCATTCATTACAGTGTCCGCTCATTCCGGCACCCCTTCTTTGTAGTCCAACACCGCCAAATCCTGCGCCATACGACACGCA